TATGTTTATCATATGTTTTTGATATGTTTTTCATATGTTTTTTAGTCTTACCTTTACGATTATTCCTTCTACTTTCACTATATGACTTACGCTTATCAAACTCATCTCGCATACGTTTATTGTAGTAACCTTCTTCATCTTGTTCAAACTTACTGAAGATATCATCATCATATGATTTACATATGCTCATCATATCTTTTTCAGTTAGTACATATTTTTGATGTTGTAAACAAAGCAACCTTATATACATCCCAACTTGTTCATTTGTCATCGTCATCGTTCCAGTAAGGAAGTCTGAAGTGTAAAATAGTACGGCAGGGTCTTTACTCATAGCCTAATAATTTTCTTGTTTGTTTAACTTGCTGAAGCATCTTGTCAACTCCAATAGCTGAATACCATTGCTTTGTTTTAAGATGGTCAATGATGGTGTAATCGTTTGTTACCTGGTAATCTGTAATGATGTTGAAGTCATACATTGTACGGAATCCGTAGTCATCGTACACGCTGATTTCAATAAAATGGTTTTCTTTAAATGTCCATTCAATCTTGTAGTATGTATTTTTCATTGCATAAAAAAACCCGCACAAGTTAGATGTGTGGAAGCCATCTAACCCATACGGGCAAATATCTTTTAAACTTAACCGTCTTCCACTCGGTTGTTGTTTACACTACAAATATAGTGCTTTTACTTAAAAGTAGCATCTTTAATATATTGGCTCAATTTCTTAAAATAATACTTGCCAATTTCATAGATTGCTAAAACCATTATTCCAAGAATAATCGCTATCGGTAAAAATATAACTGGTGTTTCCATACTTCAAATATAATTATTTTTTCTTTATTGCAAAATTAATTTCAAAAAGTCGTGAGCAATAGATAACTTTTCTGTGACCTCAAACTCAACATCGTGCTTCTCAATCTCGGCAACGTGCAATTGTTTTTGTTGTGGCATTCTTGGGTCGTAACTAACAAAGTAACCCTTTTCTAAATTCGTTGCCAACATACCTAACTGCATCTGCCAGTAGTATTCGGGATGGATTTCCTTAAGAGTACCTGCATCGTAGATATTAAAGTTCTTTAAATGTATACCCGAATTGAACGGACATTTGATTTCAAGTATAGCATCTGAACTTAAACCATCAGGACTATAACCACTGCTCTCCAAGTAGGGAATGAAAACATAGTTCTCTCCACCATAGTAAGTCCATTCGTTAAAGTCAACCTTACTGAATGTGTGGAAGGCATTAGGCTCTTGTTCCTTACCCCAATCAAGGGCTGCACCGAAAGCCATCTTACGCTCACCAGTGAGTATTTCAGCTGCCTTCTCATAGATGTATGTCTCGGCAGTTTTTGAAAGGGCAGAACCACTTCTTGAGTTGCTCATTAGTTTGTGAATTTCTGAAGCGGTGAATCGAGTGCCTCTCGCCTCTAACCACTTGTCTTCTGATTGTGTAAATGTAATTTCCATATTGTTTCTTTAAAGGTGCAAAAACATATAATTTGTACGTTATGTTGTACATTATATGCAAATGCACCTGATGTTATTTGTCAAGTTTTTTGTGCAATTTACTTGACTTTTTTTCATATCTAAATCCTTTTGTCATTATTCATTTAACTGCTTTTAACAACTCTAACTCTTTAGCACCTACTGTGTATTTGCGAGTAATGTCTGCAATTGGGTTACCCTTCTGTAAATGGTCAAGTGCCTTCTCCCACATTGGATGCTTTTCGTTCAATACTTCCTTCACCATCTTCTGCGGCTCTTTTACCGCAGCTGCACTATTACCATCATCATCTTCTTGTGATAAGTTAAAGATACTTGCAAGGGCATAACGTCTTGCATAGGTGATAGCACTACCTTGTTGTTGTGGGTTGTTTAAATCCTTCATCCGAAGTACTTGTTCACTCTGCATCCACTCGCCTGATTCAGCGTGGTAAACAGTTGTAACCAATACGTCCTCATTTGGATGTTGAGTAACAAGCAAACCACACTCTTGAAGGATAGGGTTAATGGTATCAAGAATAGATGTTAGGTCTGCATAGTTAGATTTGAAGTGAGGATTTTTAGCGTTCTTTTTTACGCTACTAACCTTGCCTTGAAACTCAAACAAAGCTTTGGTTAAATTTGTGAATTTATCTGATGTTTTCATTTATATATTGTTTTAGTATTGTTTTCTGAATTGATAATAATCTGTTCTGGTCTTTCGCCATAGTAGTAGATAAGGTCATTGATAATGTCATACCTTGCGTCATCGTGTAAATAAGTAAATGATACTACCGATGTGTTGTCAACCTTGATAACTGCATCTTCATATTCCTCACCGAATAACTGGTATGCTTTACGTTCAACCGAATGCAAGTCAAACACCATAGTGCAGTAAGGGAACTCAACAATAAGTTCATCTACATCTACATAGATAAAAGCATCAACCTGCATCTTCTACTTCCTTTAATGCGTGACGTAAAACAACAAGAGCCTTCTCTGAAACGATGCCCTCGCCCTTTAAATACTTTCTAACGGTAGGTTGACTGATGCCAGTTGCCTCCGATACCTTTTTTACCAAGCCGTGCTTACGGTTCAGCTTGATTCTCTTAATGATGTTTTCTATTTCCATACCACAAATATAAAATAAATTTGCGATATAAAAACAAATGTTTCTTAAATAATGTAAAAAAATTATTTTTCAAGTGAGTCAATAACCCACTTTTCTATTCTCTGAACGAGTATATCAACGGACACTTCATTAAGTCCTGGTTGTACAAATGGTTGAGGTCGTGTACCTTTCTTTGCAATCTTACGAGCGATAACGTATGCAAGTGATTTTGTCGCAGATATTCGATTTTTAGCATTTTTAATCTTCTCTTGCATTGACCTTTTTTCTTGTATCCACTGGTAGATATTTTTAATCGGTGGCATCTTACCTGCTGACCTTCCGTTCTCAACGTACTGCCAGTAATCTTCCATCTCAACACTTAAATTAAATCCACCTTGCTTTGGCTTAACTATCGGTGAGATGCTTCCATCTAATGTGCTTGATGCGTTTGTTTTGTTTTTGCGTAAATTAATACGCATTTGTTGAGCAAGTTGGTTGCCGTAATTTTGAATTACTCTCAATAAACCATCATCCTCAATCGGATTGAAGTTTTTAAAGTCCTCACCTAACTGCTCAATTCTTTTATCCATTCAATACTTGTTCAGCGTAATCGTAAAAATCCTCAAGTCTATTCAACCATCCACGTCCAAAAGTAGCAAATGATTTTAGACCTTTTAAAAATTGAACTCTGTGTATATAGCAACCATCAAAAACGTATTGCTCTCCTTTAGTCTTTATAAGCCCATTTAAAGCACTCAAAGTCTTTTTCCCGATGATACCATCAACTGCTAATAAAAACCCTTCAGAACGCAAATAAGACTGCAACTGACGTGCTGCACCACCTACACCACTACCCCAAGCAAAGTCAGCCCAAAATTCTGCAATGATGTCTGACTCAATATCATCCCCTTTAATGCCATCCCAATAGATACGATAGATGCTTAACCAATCCTCATCGGTCATTTCATAGAATCTTTTAATTGATTCTTCTGAATTTCCGTGTACACTTCTCCACGCTGCCCAAGTGATTCCTTTGTTGGTATGGTAACCACTGCCATCAGGAACGCAATTCATAGCAGCTGAATCTAACTTGTGCTTTGATAAGCCACCTTCCCACTTTAGGATATAGTCTAAATTACAGTGATTTATGTTGCCCATTTTTTTCGATTTCTTTGATAAGTCTATTGATATACCATTGTGCTTTTCGGAGGTCTTCCACTCCGTTCTTGCGATTGTAACGAATAACGTACTTAAGAGCATTGCCCTGACAATAACCTTTAAATGCTTCATAACTCATACTTGCTTTAATTGAATCTATTGCCTCAACTTCTCCTTGATAATGAGGCGGATTGTTCACTATATCCATAGTTTTCTAAACTCTTCTAACGGCAAATCTATTAAAAAATTTTGGTTTCCTAACATATAAACGTGAGTCATATCGTAAAATTCAGAACATCCAACTACCTTGTCAAGGTCAAGATAGCCATCTACAACGACCTCAATTTCACTTTCGTTAGTTTCTAAACCTATTTGTTTGTAGATAGGGTCAACCTGGTTCTCAGTAAATACGAATGGAACAAATATCTTCATCGTGTTTTGTAAGTAAAAGCGTTAACGTTTAATGACTCGTTGCCATCTTTATATATTCTTTCGGGATGTAGTTCTAACCAACGTCCCCCTAATGGTTTTGGACTTGCCCCTCTCTCAACGTGCCATCCACCTTTGCCTTCGTTGTACTCTTCCTTGTACGTTGCCGTTCTTACCATTAATATATTTTTTAGGTGTACCTTATTGTTACTGCTCAACCTTTCAACTGTGTAGGTTAACTCGTGGTCTTCGTGAACGTGTCCCATCCATACCATATCTGCACCCTCTACCATTGTTGACATACGATTGAATTGAATTGTTCCCTTCGTAACTGGTCCACCACCACCACTGCCGTGAAAGTACTTGATTTTAAAAGTTGTTCTTCCTTGTCCGTTGTCCCTTTGAAAGCCGTATACTATCCATCCACCATAACCACCAACTTCTACTTGTGTACCATTGGTTGAATTAATCCCATAGACAAAGCGTTCAATAACGTCTGTCTCTTGTCTTTTTAAGATATTGGTTTCGTGGTTTCCATAACCCACAACTTTAATAAGGTGAGCATAAGGACTAAACCATTGTACTGCATCGTTTACAACGGCATCTAAATAGTTTGACTTGTTATGTTCAGGTCGTATATCTGCCTTGTTCTTTCTTGGGTCATAAGCACCCTGCATTAAGCAGAAGGTATCACCATTAAGCAATACGTCTGCTCCAATTTCTTTGGCTTGGTCAAGGTGACGTTTAAGCAAGTCACGGTCGCACTTGGGATTGTCCCAATGTATGTCGGATAGTAGTAGTACCTTTTTGGGTTGCCAGTTGTTTCTGAAGATGTGTACATTTGTTTTCATAGTATTAAAGCCAACACAAGCAAAGCACTTGCGAAAGCTGATATTGTTTGATATCTATATTTAGCCTCTTT